AGTTAATACGTCAGGTAACCGTAATACTTCCATAGGACAAGGGACTATGCAATATTTATTGCAGCATGATAATAATACTGCAGTAGGTTGTGATTCTCTTCTTCGAAATCAAATTCACACTAATACCGCGGTAGGAGCTGAATCTGGAAGCTTTATTGTATACGGTAGAAACAATGTGTTTCTGGGTTATCAAGCTGGGAATGATACTGTAGGTACGGGATCTTTAGACGATGGTAATGAAAATGTATTTATAGGAGTTCGTTCGGGTTTGAACGCAGACGAGGCCCAAGGGTGTATTTATATAGGCTATGAAACAGAGAAAAAATTTGGTACACCAGCGGGTCAAATTGTAAGTAATGAAACAGTTATAGGACATAAAGCTTCTGGTCAGGGAAGGAATACTGTCGTATTAGGAAACGACGATGTTGAAAGAACCTATTTAAAAGGAATTGTATTATTAGATGGATATACATTTGCCTCTCTACCGGTACACCCACAAACTGTAGTAGGCATGAGAACTTATATAACTGATGGAGCTAACCCCACTTATGGCGGAATTGCGTCGGGGGGCGGAAGCAGCACTCTCCCCGTATTTTATGACGGTACCAACTGGATTTACGCATAATATAAAAACAAACTAATGAGTATATTAACTACATATCCTGGAATTACAAACGTATCTGGTGAAGATCTATTAGTAATATCTGACATGAGCTTACCTGGAACACCCACGCGTTCTGTTACTGTTAATCAGTTAATAGCAGGTGGTGGAGGCGGAGTCTTAAGTGTTAATGCAAATGCTGACGGAAATGCAATTGTAGTATCAGGAGGACCTATTACTTCAATTGGAACCCTACAATTTGGGTTTACGGGTCTTAGTAGCCAATACATAAACGGTCAAGGTAATTTAGCTAATTTTCCACCAGTGGGTTCGGGAACAGTAACAGATGTGTCTTACTCAACTAATATAGCAGCATTTACCGCTGGGGTCATAAATGCAACCACTACTCCATCTTTAACATTAAATCTAAATGGAGGAAGTACCGGTCAATTCTTAAGACAAGACGGAACTTGGGCTACAGTACCCACGGGAAGCGGAACCGTAGAAAGCGTAGGATTATCAACTAATATTGCGGCTTTTCAGGTTGTTAACAGCCCAATAACAGGAATAGGTGTACTAGAAATAAATTTAAACGGTGGGAGCACCGGGCAGTTTTTAAGACAGGACGGAACCTGGGCTACAATACCGGGAGGTAATCCAGGGACTGTTACAGAGGTTGGGGTTTCTAGTAACTACTTAACAATAGGTAACACACCTATTACATCAAATGGTACTATATCAGTAAATGTACCTGTCCAATCTAATTTAACCGCAGGGGCTTACACTAATGCTAATATTACCGTAGATCAATATGGATTTGTTACGGCTGCGGCAAATGGCAGTGGCGGCGGCGGCGGTGTATCGCAAATTGTTGCGGGTACCAATATAACTATAAGCCCCCCGGCAGGAACCGGAGTGGTAACTATAAATTCGACTGATCAATTTGTAGGAACTGTTACATCTGTTACAGGACAAGACGGAATAGTTATGACAGGTACAGCTAGTAATCCTGAAGTAAATGTAGATTATTTAGGAACTGATAATTATATACTTACAGCAGCTAATCCAGATCCCCTAGTTCCCGTCAGTAGGGAAGATAGCATGAACTTCAGCACAGTGCGTATCACAAAGCAAATTTATCATACTACATTAGCAGATATAATAGATACGGGTAATGGCTATAAAATGACGGCATTTAGACTAAATGTAGCTTCTGCTGGAGCAACGCCTACAATAACAATGATAAATAATAATATAGGGGGCGCCTGGTCAATTACTAGAATAGGGGTTGGGGTATATGATATTTCAAATTCTAATGGCACTATTTTTACAGATAAAACAATTTGTTATATAAATAACCCAAACGTAACGGGAGCATCGGGGGCAACCACTAATGTATTCCCACAAGCTACTAACATACGGCGCAAAGCAGTTAGTCTAATAGCTATCGAATGCTTTGAGGTAGGAACTACTACAGGCAACAGAGGGGATGTTGCTGATCTTGGGACCGCAAATCCTATATATGTAGAAATAAAAATTTACGATTAAAAAAAAATAAATGGCTAGAATTAGTACATATAATATAGATGAAAAAGTATCGGGGGGAGATCTTCTAGTCGGGTCAGCAGCTAATTCAGGAGGTGCAACAAAAAATTACACAATAGCATCCATTAGCGATTATATTTCTGTAGCTGAGCAAATGAAGTTTAAGTACGTTAGCCAATCTTATTATGGAGCTGGTACTTTTTCTATACCTTCAGGGGCTTCAGATAACATGCCCATGATTAATCTATCTAATATAGCTATATCTAGGAAAGATTTGTCACCACAAGATACCGTAGAGTTTTTAACCTATTTAATAGGTTCGGATATATTAATTGTAAAGCAAGATGATGTATCTAATTTTGGTCACTTTAAAATAGACAGTTATACAGTAAACACAGCAGAGCCAGCTTATTTTAATATGGTCCTCACTTATATTGGAGGTAATGGAGTATTAAAATTAGAAGAGTTCTATAATATTGTAAACTTTGTTAAAGCAACAGATGTAGGAGATAAAACATTTAATTATGATCAAATTACCCCTTCGTCTACTTGGAATATAAATCACAACTTAAATAAATTTCCATCGGTTTCTGTGGTAGATACCTCAGGCACGAAAGTATATACTGATGTTAACTATATAGATAATAATAATGTAACCTTAACGTTTTCTGTTTCTTTCGCAGGTAAAGCGTACTTAAACTAAAAAAAATGCCAATATTTTACGACCCCATTAATTTAGCCACCAATCAGCTAGAACAAGCTAGAATTGAGAACTTAGGAACTGACCCCGGATCAGGAGTATCGGGGCAAATTTATTACAACACAACAGCTAATAAATTAAAATACTATAACGGTACCGCTTGGGGCTTTATAGATACTACTTCAGCCGATAACGATTATCTAACAGGATTAGCTTTTAATACTGCTAACGGTATTTTAACCGCAACAGTACAAAACCAAAATAGTGTTACAGTAGACTTAGACGGCAGATATGCATTAACTGGAGATGTACCAACTGTAGGTAATGGAACTTTAACGGTTCAAGGAACAGGAGTTCTGGGAGGAACCGGAACATTTACAGCAAATCAAGCTGGAAATTCTACTATAACTATAACTCATGATTCGCAAACAAGAACCGATACAACAAGCACAGGTTCGCCTGCTTTTGGAGGTACGTTTACTGCGGTAGATAGTGTTAGCTCTAATGCGTCTGGGCATATTACAGCTATAAACTTAAAAACACTAACATTACCCACCCCGTCTTCAAGCACTGACAACTACGTAGATTCCGTGGCTTTTAGTACGGCTAATGGAACTTTGACATTAGGAAGAACTGGTGCACTAGCTGATTTAAGCGTAGACTTAGATGGAAGATATTTAGAAGCAAATGAAACCATAACTTTATCAGGAGATGTAACAGGGTCTGGAACTACTTCAATAACAACGACAATTTCTTCTGGAGCAGTTGATTTTGCAATGATAAATTCAGCGGTTGTTATAACAGAAACTGAAGGAATATCTAATAACGATAATGATGTAACCTTACCTACTTCGGCTGCTGTTAAAGCTTATGCAGATAGTTTAATAGTAGGAGGATTAATATATCAAGGTGGATATAACGCAGCAACTAATACACCTGATTTAGATTCATCTCCTAGTTCAAGTATTAAAAAAGGTTGGACATACACTGTTACTGATCCGGGATTGTTCTTTACAGAGCAGGTTCGTGCGGGTGATGTACTTATTGCAGAAGCAGATGCACCTACTGCGCTTGCTGATTGGACTACTGTTCAAAATAACATTGATCTTGCAGATCTAACTACTGTAGGTATTGGCAATGTAAATGCTTCAGTAGCTAATACATTAGACGGATTAAATGTATCTTATTCGTCAGGTACCGCCACCGTAGGATTAGATGTAGCTGGTTTAACAGAGTTATCGGATATTGCAGGGGGAGACTCCTTAATAATTTATGACCTAAGTGGAACTAAAAATCATAAGGTATCTGTAGGTGCGTTAAACACAGCGGTTAATTCAGCTAGTACTTATGCAACCACTGTATCTGCGACAGCCACTATAACGCACGGTTTGGGGACAAAAGATGTAATAGTGCAATTATATGATACGGTAACGGATTTAACGGTATATGCTAGAGTAGATAGAATATCTACATCACAAGCTACAATAACTTTTAATCCTGCACCTTCTAATAGTGTAAGAGTATTAGTACAAAAAATAGGATAATATAAAATATAATTAAATGGCAATAGAATTTTATGATAGCCTAACTTCTGGAGGAGATATAACCGCCGATTCTTTTGTAAAGGATGGCGGCACGTCTACACAATACCTAATGGCGGACGGATCTGTATCTTCAGGTCCTTCCGGTGGTATTTCTGAAGTAGTTGCAGGCACAAATTTAACTGGAGGCGGAACAGCTTCTACTGTGACATTAAATATGGCTACAGGAGGCATAGGCGCAGGGGATTATGGATCTGATAATAATGGTCTTAAAATAGATAAAATAACGGTAGATGCTTATGGTAGAATTACCTCCATAACCACAGGGCTAACTGGAACGGGCAACGGAGATATAACAGCGGTTAACACCAGTTCGGGTTCAGGACTCAGCGGAGGCAGTACTTCTGGTTCGGTAAGTCTTTCTATAGATATGACAGGTACAAATAACTATATATCAGCGGCTTCTTCTACATTGACTAGCGCTGCTTCAGGTGATTTAATACCTATAGTAGATATTAGTAGTAGCAATACAGTTAAAAAAATAACAGCAGCAAATTTAGTTGGAGCAGGAGGGGGAGTTACATCTACAACATCAGGAGAACCTTCGGGGAGTTCTACTATAACTAATATTGTGCAAATAGATTTATCAGATTATAATACCGCTGCAAATAATGGTAATTTAGTAACTGGAACAGTTTATTTAATAAAGTAATATGCCTATAAAAATAAAAAATACTAATGAAGATGATGTTGTAGGGCTAGTGTATAGAACTTCAGGTAGTGGTAAACCTACGGAATTTACTGATGTTTATGTTTATCAGGATGAAGTTTTTCCAGGTCCTACATCTACAGGAGGAGTGGCTACGGTAACAATAAGTACCGTGGGATATATAAAATGGTTTGCTGGAACTTTTGCTACCGTTCAAAGAAGTACCAGTGGTTCAGGCTCGGGAGCTACTTTTAATGTAGTTTTAAATAGTAGTGGAGCCGCAACTTCGGTTTCCTCTATAACAGCAGCAGGTTCGGGATATGCGGTAGGTGATACTATAACACTAGATTACACGTCAGTGCCAGACGGTAGAGAAGTTACATATACAGTATTAACAGTAGCTAGTATATCTTAATTAAATAAGTTTTGTAGTTTTTTTAAATTACGTGTGATTATATAATAAAATCTAATTAAATGAATCAAATAGTAAAACAATTTAGCTTTGGAGACAAAGGTAGAGAAAAAGTGTTTAAAGGTATCGAAACACTTACTGAAGCCGTAGCATCAACACTAGGAGGGGGCGGTGAATGTGTAATTTTTGAGGATGCCCAGGGAATACCTGTAATAACTAAAGACGGTGTAACGGTAGCAGAATTATCTGTATTATTAGATCCTGTAGAAAATATGGGGGCATCACTAGTTAAGCAAGCAGCAAGAAGAACAGTAGCAGAGGCAGGAGATGGCACAACGACTTCTACAGTGTTGGCTCACGCAATTTTAAAAGAGTTTGCTAAGTCGCCAGTTAAATTTACTAGTAGAGAAAAACGTGATGCTATAAATAATGTAGTAGATAAAGTTTTAAATAATTTAGATAAACAAGCTAAGCCGGTAAATGGCGACATGATTGATGAGGTAGCTACAATATCTACAAATAATGATGCTGAATTAGGCAAGCTGATAGCAGATGCTTATAGAGCTGTAGATTTAACTGGAGTTGTTATGATGGAAACATCACAAGATGGTAATACTACAATTGAAGTCGTTGAGGGGGTACAATATGAAAAAGGGTTTACGAACAATCACTTTGTAACAAATCACTCAAGCAATACAGCGGAGTTAAATAATCCTAAAATATTATTAATTGATTCGGCGGTTGATACTATAAGACAGATACAAACAGTACTAGAACATGTTATAAAAAACAATATAGCTTTACTAATAGTAGGAGATGTTGACGCAAAAGTAGCAGCTGCTCTTGCAATGAATAAAAACAAAGGAGCTATAAAAGTTAATATAGTGCCAGCGCCTACTCATGGTGTTAATAGAAAAGAAATATTTGATGATTTAGCTTTGTTGACCGGAGCAACAGTTATAAGCGAAAATTTAGGAGACGATTTAGATTTAATTGATTTAGATTGCTTAGGAACTTGCATTAAAGCTGTATCTACATTTAAAGACACGGTTTTTCAAATACAAGAAGATCAGTCAGAAGATATAAAATTAATAATAGAAAGTATAAAGGAACAACTTCTTATAGAAAGTAATCCTAATAAAATAGTTAAACTAGAAAAAAGATTAGCTATGTTATCCGCAAAGCTTGCAATAGTTAAAGTTGGAGGTAATTCGGATGTTGAGTTAAATGAAAAGAAAGATAGAGTAGAAGACGCAATATGCGCGACTAAAGCTGCTATAAAAGAAGGTGTGGTTGCCGGTGGCGGAGTTGCACTTATAAATGCCGCAAGAAATATAAAAACTAAATTAGCAAGTGAACAATTAGTTATAGGGTCTTTATATTATCCTTGCAAAACAATAATGAAAAACGCTGGTTTAGAATACGAAGACATTAATAAAAAAAATGTAGGAGTTAATGTAGAAACCGGTAAAACGGTTAATATGTTTAAAGCCGGTATTATTGATCCAGTATTAGTTACAAAATCTGCGCTAAAAAACGCAGCCTCAGTTGCTTCGACAATATTGTCTACCAACTGTGTTATGTCTAACGTAAGAGGATAATATGAATGCAATAGGTAGAAACATAATAATAAAAAAATTAAAAGAGGGTGTTACTAAAACTAAAGGCGGTTTGCTTTTAGCCGAGAATCACCGAGAAGATATAAGATACGTAGAAGCTACGGTGGTATCTACGGGATCTGAATGTGACGGAATAAATGAAGATGATGTAATATATTACGATCGTCATGCAGGACACAAGATTGAACTTGATAAAGAAACCTATCACGTAATTAAAGCTCAAGATGTAGTATTTGTTTTATGAGAAAATTAACCGGCCAGGAATTAAAAGAAATAGGTCTGTTAAAACATTATAGAGTAATACGAAGATGGGCTTGTAAAAAAACCGGATTAACCGATGCTGATTTAGAACTATTAATATATTTTGATTGTCTAAACAAATTTACAAGAAAAGATTTTGAAGATGGTATATTAATTTATTCTTGGGACAATCGTAGATGGAATAGATTATTAAAAGAAGGTTGGATAGTTAAATGGAGAGGTTATAACGGTGCGGATAAAAGTTATAGTATATATCAGGTCAGTTTACAAACAAAAAATATAATACAACAGATTTATAGAATAATGCTGGGAACAGAAGATATACCAACTTCTACAAGACGTAACCCAGCAATGAAACGAATTTCTTACAGTGACAAAACTTTAGCCACTGCTATAGAAAAAATTAATAAAGATAAAACAAGATAATTATGGCAGGAATAGTATCAGCTATGGTGCAGCAAGCATCACAATTTAATAAAGATAAGATTTCTTCAGCTGCAGGTGCAATGTTGGGAATGCGGCCTACTACTCAAGCTCAAATACAAGCTAAAGCTATGGGGCAAGGCTCTGTTGGCAATGCCGCAGGGGTTTCAAACCCAGCGCCAGCTGGAATGGCGGCTGCCGCTTCATCAGGTGCAGACACAAGTGGGCTAGAAGCTAGAATAGCCGCATTAGAGGCCTCTGGATCTAATACGCCTTCAGCTTCTTCATCTATGGACCCAAGAGCAATAGCTACGGGAGAAGCAATGTTTGGAAATCAAGAACAAAGAAATAATTCAATAAATCCTTTTAATAGTGCATTAATTTAAAAAAAATATGGAATATACAAAAAAACCAATAGCTAACGCAACAGGTAAAGCTTCAGGAGAAGTAGGGGAAAGCGCTTTATGGGATGGTCCCTTAAGTCAGTCAGGAAGACCTCACGGTAAAGGTTCTTCATCAGGAATAAGAGGCATGGAGGTATTAAAATACCCATGCAGCTACGAGTCTAAACCAATAACAGAGTGTGCCAAGAAAGGAAGGTACAATGAATCTTACTAAAAATTTTAGTAAATCTGAATTTGATTGTAACTGTGGGTGTGATATGCCAGAAGAAGTTTTGATGGAAATTCAAAAACTAGCTGGGCAATTACAGCACATTAGGGATTTTATAAGAAAACCTATTAAACTAACAAACGCATACAGATGTCCAGAACATAATAAAAAGGTGGGGGGAGTTTCAAATTCTCAACATATTTTAGGTAAAGCAGCAGATATCCAAGTAAGTGGGTTAGATCCGTTAGAGGTCTATAAAACTATAGATAATTTAGCTGAACACGGACATATATTACAAGGAGGTCTTGGCAAATACAATACCTTCACTCATTACGATATAAGAAAAACTAGAGCCCGTTGGGATAAAACAGTAGAATAATGGCAGTTAAGAAAAAGGCAGCACCTAAAAAAAGAGGTAAGGCACCATCGCGTAAGAAATCTAAAGGAAACTACGCAAAAGTAAAAAAAGGCAAAGGTACCGGAAAGAAAGCCGGCGGGGGGATGACTGCTAAAGGAGTTGCTAAGTATCGTAAAGATAATCCCGGCAGTAAATTAAAAACTGCGGTAACCACACCTCCTTCAAAACTTAAAAAAGGTAGTAAGGCCGCTAAAAGACGTAAATCATTTTGCGCAAGATCTAAAGGCTGGAAGTCAGAAAGAGGATTGGCTGCGCGAAGAAAATGGAACTGTTAGTATGAAAAATAAAAAAAATTGCGGATGCTTTAGCAAGTACATGAAGCCTTCTATAAAAGGAACTAAAGGATCAAAAGGTAGAAACGACTGGGATGCAAAGCCGGTATTTAGAATAACTAATCCAGGTAGAAGATGAAAAAGAAAACAAACAAAGACGCTTGCTATTATAAAATAAAAGGAAGCTATAAAGTATTTCCATCCGCTTATGCCAGCGGGGCAATTGCAAAGTGTCGTAAGAACAAAGGTAAAAAATAATGGCTGTTCGTAAAACAAAAGAGGGGGCTTCATTAAAAAGATGGTTTAAAGAAAAATGGACAGACGAAAAAGGTAATGTTTGTGGATCTACTAAGAATAAAAAAACCAAAAAGTGTAGGCCTTCTAAAAGAGTAAGTTCAAAAACTCCAAAAACATGGAAAGAAATGTCTCCGGCTGAAAAGAAAAAGGCTGTAGCAGAAAAGAAAAGAACAGGTATGGGTAAAAGAACTTCTTCTTTAAAAAGAAAAAAGAAATGAGTAAAAATCCAAATGCTAAAAAGAACGGTGGCGAAGGAACAGCTGTAGGAAAAGCATTAAGATTCTTAGCCGCTCAAGGAAAAAAGTTTGCGCCAGAACTGCTGGATATGGCAGGATCATTAACTGGTGTTGAAGCGTTAAGTAAATTAGGTGATGCAATTAAAGGAGATCCTGAATTATCTGAATTAGATAAAAAAATATTGCTCGCGGAGCTGGAAACAGATGCAGTAAGGGAACAAGAAATAACTAAACGCTGGGAAGCAGATTTGCATTCAGACAGCTGGCTATCAAAAAACGTAAGACCGTTAACGTTGTCCTTTTTATTAGTAAGTATGTTTCTGTTCGTTATATTAGATAGCACAAATTCAATACCATTCAACATAGATCCAGAATGGATTGACCTCCTTAAAGCACTTATGATAACCGCCGTTGGTGGTTACTTTGTAGTAAGATCAGGAGAAAAAATAACAAACAAATTAAAAAAATAAAGCCAATGAACAATTACAAAAAACCAAGTAGCCCATTTGCAATGAAAATGGCAAAAACAAAGTCATCTTTACCTATGAAAGGTGATTTAGATAAAGACGGTAAAATGTCAGGGTACGAAAGTAAAAGACAGGCGGCTATTGAAAAAAACATGAAAAAATAAAATGCCTTTTAAAATTAAAGCTCCTTATAAAATAATTAATACTCCTATATATTATCAAGACTTAGACGGAACTACTTTGGGATTAGCTAATAATAATGGAACTATTATATTAAACGATAAACTATCTCCTCTAAAAGAAAAAAATGTAATAGACCACGAAATGGTACACATCAATCAAATGAAAAGAGGTGATTTAGATTATGACGATAAAAATGTTTATTGGAAAGGGAAAGCTTATTCACGAAGCACTATGAAAGAAGGGGCAAAAAATTTGCCTTGGGAAGCTGAAGCTTATAAAAATTCATAAATGAAAACTTCTAAAAAAGGTTATTTAAAAAACAGCCCTGACGTTAACAAACCTCAAAATATCATAAAGGGAGGGCACATAACAATGAAAGGAGTTAAGTTTAAAGTATTAGGGACTGACGACCGGGGATATACTCAAATAATGTATCCAGGATATGATTATTATTTTCCTCATGCTAAATACGTTATAGAAACACCAATTAAAAATTAACAATTAAATCTAATAAAATGAAAAATTTATTTATTACATTATTATTACTAGTATCAAGTCAATTATTTGCGCAAAAAGAGTTAAGTGGTTTATGGGAGAGTAAAACCTCCTCTTACATAACCACAATAGTAACTTCAGAATATGCGGTATTAAACGTTTTTAATACAAGTTTTAGCAAAAATAGAGTAATAACAGAAAAAATAATAGATTATAAAAACAATAAATTAACAACTAACCTACACAATTCTCTTAACGGGTACACTGTTCAAATTGAATATTCTTTACAAAGTGAGGATATTATTGTTTGTACTTATAGTGGCGACTGGGAAGGAGATATTATATTAACCCGATTAAAATAAATAATTATGGCATACATGCAAGAACCCGGTAGAGCTCCACTAAAAAACAAAAAATTTGAGGATCTAACCAATGGAACACCCTTAAGACAAGAAATGAGTAATGACGAAAAAGAAGGAAGAGGAAAATATTCTAAAAATAAAAAGGATAGTGGTGGGAATTACTACGCCGTAGATCAAAAAGACGGAACAGAATACAGAAGTACTCCAGGCAGCAGGAAATTTAATGCAGACGCTCGCGATGGTACAATAGCAACACCAGAAACTTCTAATGTTATCTACGATTCTAATACCAAAACGTATACTCCTAAGCCTTATGCAGATAAAGCGCCTAAGAAACAAATTCCTGAATACAAAAAACGACTAGCCAAAAAAGGGGACCCTTATGCTAGAAGAGAACACAATGCGTATAAAAAAGATTCAACTGATTATATGCGATATGCAAACAGAGATGCTGCAAAGTATAACATAGCGTCTAGACGAGCCCAACAATAAATAAAATAATTATTAACAATTAAATTAAATTAACATGAGTAAAGTAAAAGAAATGAAATCAGAAAATTTATCAATCAGTAAAGAACAATTAGAAAAAGTACAAGGATTGCAAGCAGACTTGCAGAAGTATTGCGCTCATATTGGAGGGCTAGAAGTTCAAAAAGCAAAAGCTATTTACCAGGTAAATATGCTTGAAAAAGAGCTAGATGAATTTAAAGCTGCAATAGAAGAAGAGTATGGACCTATAAACATTGATTTAACTAATGGAAGCTACGAAAAAATAGTTCCTGCAGATAAAGACTAATGTAATGGATAATGTTATAAGAAAAATTAGTATTGGTGCTGACTATAAGAACGAAGCAATGCATTACTCTGTTAAGCAGACAGTTTACGGTGGGCACGAAATTTCTCATATAATATTTGAAGAGTCTGATAATTCTTATAATATATTTATAAAAAAGAACAATGAGGTAATGCCATGGAAGAAATTTAATTCTAACATGGCAATATCCGTTGAGTATGACTTGGAGTACTAATGAGGAGTATATACGATTTTATCATAAAGCCGGTAGGCCAAAGATATGATAATACGGTAAAGGTTGGAGAAGTGGACCTTATAACTAATACTTCTATAGAGAGTTTTAAACACGTTAATAATATAGCGGAAGTTGTAGAAACCCCAGCGGCATTTGCAACACCTATAAAAAAAGGAGATCTAATTGTAGTTCATCATAACGTGTTTAGAGTTTTTTATGATATGAAAGGACTTAAAAAAAATAGTAGATCATTTCTTAAGGACGGACTTTTTATGTGTGCAATAGATCAAATATATTTGTACAAAAGCAAAAAGAACTGGAAATCATTTGGGGATAGATGCTTTGTTGCTCCGGTTAAAAATAAAGACCCTTTTAGTAGCGATAAAACAGCTAGCCTTATTGGTATACTAAAAATAGGTAATAAGTCCTTAGAACGCGCTGGAATCAATCCAGGAGACATAATTGGATTTACACCAAATAGCGAATGGGAATTTGTTATAGATAATCAGATTATGTATTGTATGAAATCAAATGATATTGTTATAAAGTATGAGCTCGATAGAAACGAAGAAGAATATAATAGCGGCTGGGCGCGAAGCAATTAAAGAATTAGTAAAGGTAGCAAAAGAAAAGATCGTTGACTCAGAGGAGGATATATCCGCTGACAGACTTAAAAATGCTGCCGCTACTAAAAAACTTTGCATATTTGACGCTTTTGAAATATTAAACAAAATACAAGAAGAAGAGCAAATGATTTTAGACTCTAGTAATAAAGAAAGTAAACCTGCTTTTAAAGGGTTTGCGGAGGGGAGATCTAAATAATGGCTTACGAACAAACGTTATATAAAGTAGTTAATGATTACATTAAACCTGCTATAATTAAAAAAAAGAATCGCTATTCTAAGTGGGATTACGGCTATAACAAAGAACACGATGTCGTTGTAATTAGCAAGTCCGGAAAAATAGGTGATATATACGAAATTGGTAATGTGATGATTGCATTACCCAAAGCAGAAAATGTAAAAAACTTAGGGGACAACAAATGGAAAGCCGCTGAATATCCTAAGTTATTAAAAAAAATTAAAAGTGTTCAAGATTGGAACGCTTACCCAAATAGTTTTAAAGAACAATGGCATCCATATATAGATGAAGAATTTGAAAGACGTGAAAAAGGGTTTTGGTTTATTAATAAAAGCAAGCCTACTTACATTACTGGCACTCACTATATGTACCTGCAGTGGTCCAAAATTGATGTTGGATTACCGGACTTTAGGGAATCAAATAGATTATTCTATATATTTTGGGAAGCCTGCAAAGCGGATTCAAGATCGTACGGTATTTGTTACCTTAAAAATCGACGCTCTGGATTTTCATTCATGTCGTCGGGAGAAACAGTTAATTCAGCTACGATATCTTCAGACTCTAGATTCGGCATATTATCCAAATCGGGGGCTGATGCTAAAAAAATGTTTACGGATAAAGTTGTACCAATCTCGGTAAACTATCCGTTTTTCTTTAAACCAATACAAGACGGTATGGACCGTCCAAAAACAGAGTTAGCTTACAGAGTGCCCGCTTCTAAATTTACTAGGCGAAAACTAGAGGACAATCAAGCAGCTCAAGAATTAGACGGATTAGACACAACTATTGACTGGAAAAATACAGGTGATAATAGTTATGATGGTGAAAAATTAAAACTATTAGTGCATGATGAAAGCGGTAAATGGGAAAAGCCTACAAATATACTTAACAATTGGCGAGTAACAAAAACTTGTTTAAGATTAGGTAGTAGAATTATCGGAAAGTGTATGATGGGGTCAACATCAAACGCTTTGGATAAAGGCGGCAAAAACTTTAAAAAATTATACGACGGCTCGGATACGTTATTAAGAAATAAAAATGGGCAAACTAAAACAGGTTTATATAAACTTTTTATTCCTATGGAATGGAATTATGAGGGTTTTATTGATCAGTACGGCTATCCTGTGTTTGATGTTCCAAAAAAAGAAACATTAGACCCTCAAGGAAATTTAATTACAGAGGGAGTAATACAGCACTGGGAAAACGAAGTTGAAGGATTAAAAGATGATGCAGATGCATTAAACGAATATTATCGGCAATTTCCTCGTACAGAACAACACGCTTTTAGAGATGAGGCTAAACAATCTTTATTTAATTTAACTAAAATTTATCAGCAAATAGATTATAACGAAGAATTAAGAAATTCTTCAATGGTTACGCAAGGTAATTTTCAATGGGAGAACGGGATAAAAGATACTAAAGTTATTTTTTACCCAAATAAAAGCGGAAGATTTTTTATTACCTGGGTTCCAAGCATAAGCCAACAAAATAATATAATAATAAAAAATGGAAATAAATATCCTGGCAATGAGCACATGGGAGCTTTTGGATGTGATAGCTATGATATTAGCGGGGTTGTTGGTGGCGGCGGATCTAACGGATCACTTCATGGACTAACTAAATTTTCTATGGAAGACGCACCTATAAATCATTTTTTTTTAGAATACATAGCTAGACCTGCAACTGCAGAAATGTTTTTTGAAGATGTACTTATGGCTATTGTGTTTTATGGAATGCCTTTATTAGCAGAAAATAACAAGCCTAGACTTCTTTATTATTTAAAAAGAAGAGGATACAGGGGCTTTAGTATTAACAGGCCAGATAAAACATATAACAAATTATCTTTAGCTGAGAAAGAAATAGGGGGAATACCTAATTCAAGTGAAGATATAAAACAAGCGCATGCAGCAGCCATAGAAACTTATGTAGAAGAATTCGTGGGAGAAATGAAGACAGGTTACGGCGACATTTATTTGCAAAGAACATTAGAGGACTGGGCAAGATTTGATATAAACAACAGAACTAAGCACGATGCTTCCATAAGCTCCGGGTTAGCATTAATGGCTTGTAATAAACATAGGTATAGCCCTAAGGGCGCTATAAAAACTAAAACATATTCTTTAGGTTTTAAAAAATATAACAACGAGGGATCTACTTCAAAAATAATACAATAAATGAATGTAAGTACAAATACTAATAGCCCATTTCCAGATCAAGTAGTAAGTGACGCTGAGAAGTCAACATTAGAATACGGACTGCAAGTCAGTAGGGCTATAGAACAAGAATGGTTCAATTATGGAGGAAGTGGTTCAAATAGATATGCAAATAATTGGAATAACTTTCATAATTTAAGATTATACGCTAGAGGCGAGCAAAGTGTTCAAAAATATAAAGACGAATTAGCTATTAACGGGGATTTATCTTATCTTAATTTAGACTGGAAACCGGTTCCTATATTGTCTAAGTTTTCAAATATAGTTGCAAATGGCATAACTCAAAAACAATATGAATTAACTTCGTATGCACAAGATCCTGAATCTTTAAAGAAAAGAACTGATTTTGCTGAGAACATATTATTTGATATGTTGACTAAAGATGAGCAAGCTAAAGCTTCTGAAGTTATTAATATAAATTTAAGCAGGTCTAATATACCTTCAGATAGTTTGCCTGAATCAGTAGAAGAAAGAGATTTGCACATGCAACTAAGTTATAAGCAGGCTATTGAGGTTGCAGAAGAAGAAGCTATTAGCACCGTTTTAGCAACTAACGAATTTGATCTTACAAAGGCTAGAGTAAATCAGGACTTAGTTAATATAGGGATAGGTGTTACAAAAACTTCTTTTAACCCATCTGAAGGTATTGTAGTGGATTACGTAGATCCGGCTTACTGCGTTTGGTCGTATACTGAGGATCCTTACTTCAATGATATATACTACGTTGGAGAAGTAAAATCAATAACTATACCCGAACTTAAAAAAGAATTTCCTAATATTTCAAGCGAAGAACTAGAGCGAATACAAAAAATGCCGGGTAACCGCCGATATATTAAAGGTTTTGAAAATTACGACTATAATACTGTTCAAGTATTATATTTTGAATACAAAACATATACAGATCAGGTTTTTAAAATAAAAAGAACCGATTCGGGATTAGAAAAAGCAATTGAAAAAACTGATGAGTTTAACCCTCCGCCAAATGACAACTTTGAAAGAGTCTCAAGATCAATAGAGGTGTTATACGAGGGGGCAAAAATTGTAGGTACTGATATAATGCTTAAGTGGCAAATGTCAGAGAACATGACTAGGCCCTTAGAAGATACAACTCGTGTTGAAATGAGTTATTCTTTATGCGCTCCTAGAATGTATAAAGGGACTATACAGTCATTAATAAGTAAATGTATAGGCTTTGCGGACGTAATACAATTAACTCATCTTAAAATACAACAAGTATTAGCCCGTATGGTTCCGGATGGTATATTTTTAGACATGGACGGCCTAGCTGAGGTTGATTTAGGAAATGGCACAAACTATAATCCGGCTGAAGCATTAAATATGTATTTCCAAACAGGTTCGGTTGTAGGTAGATCTCTTACTCAAGATGGTGACATGAATAGAGGTAAGGTTCCTATACAGGAATTAAGTTCTTCTAATGGTATGGGTAAAATACAATCTCTTATTACCGCGTATAATTACAATATGCAAATGATTAGAGACGTTACTGGATTAAACGAAGCAAGAGATGGGTCATTACCCTCAGCGGATTCATTAGTCGGTCTACAAAAAATGGCAGCTAACGCTTCAAATGTAGCTACTAAACATATACAAGATGCAAGTATATTTTTAGCTTTAAGCACCTGCGAAAATATATCTTTAAAAATAGCTGATGTATTAAATTTTCCTCTTACGAAAAATGCTTTAATGAATAGTATTTCTACATTTAACGTGGAAACACTGAAGGAAATAGAAAACTTAAATCTTCATGACTTTGGAATATATTTAGAAATGGAACCAGATGACGAAGAAAAAGCTGAATTAGCCGCTAATATAAATGCCTCTTTACAACAGGGGAGCATTGACATTGAGGACGCTATAGACATAAGAGAAATTAAAAACCTTAAGTTAGCTAATCAAATGCTAAAGCTAAAGCGCAAGAAAAAACTAGAAAGAGAACAGGCTTTAACACAACAAAACATACAAGCGCAAGCACAAGCTAATGCAGAGGCCTCAGAAAAAGCTGCTTTAGCAGAAGTGCAGAAGCAACAAGCTTTAACAGCAGAAAAAGTTGCTATAGAACAAGCTAAGTCGCAATTTGAAATGCAAAGAATGCAGACAGAAGCTCAAATTAAAAAGCAATTAATGGCGACGGAGTTTGAGTACAATATGCAGTTAGCTCAAGCTCAGATAGGGGCTGCTAAAAGTAAAGAAGCAGAAATTGAAGATCGTAAAGACAAGAGAGTAAAAATACAGGGCACTCAACAAAGCGAGCTTATACAGCAAAGACAAACAGAGGGTATGCCTAAGAATTTTGAATCTCAAGGTAATGACGTTATGGGAGGATTTGATTTATCCTCATTTGATCCCAGTTAAATAAGTATTTAATAATTATATAATATTATATCATGAATGAACAAACAAAAACGGAGGGGTCTTTTAAGATTCAGTCCAAACCAAAGCTAACTGATGAACAGCTAGCGGCTAAAAATAGAGAACCTTTAATAGACGTTCCTAGTAATGTAACTAAAGTAGTAATTCCTAAAGAAGAGAAAGATGCCGTTCAAGAGCCAAGCACAGATGGTGTGGATGAAAATAAACCAGCCGGAAATGTACAAGAAATGGCGGAGGAAACACCCGAACCAGTCATTAAAGAAATTACCGAAGAAGAAGAAGAAGTAGAGGCTAAAGCTCCTGCTATTGAACCACCTCTTACTCAAAATGATTTACCTGACAACATAAATAAGTTAGTAGATTTTATGAGAGAAACAGGTGGAACTATGCAGGACTACATAAGATTAAACACTAATTACGAGGATATAGATAGAGACGTTTTAGTAAAAGAATATTACAAGGCTAGCAAGCCCCATTTGTCAAAAGATGAAATTAATTTTATGATTGAGGACACTTTTGCATTTGACGAAGATATTGATGAAGAGCGAGACATCAAACGAAAAAAACTCGCATATAAGGAAGAGGTTTCAAAAGCCCGTAAATTTTTGGAAGATACAAAGAAAAAGTATTATGACGATATCAAGTTGAAATCGCCAGCTATTCCTGAGGATCAACAAAAAGCTGCTGATTTTTTTAATCGCTACCAGGAGGATCAAAAAAGAAACTCACAAAACCACGAGAAGTTTAAGACTCAAACTCAACAATTATTTAATAAAGATTTCGAAGGTTTCGATTTTAATTTAGGAGATAAAAAGTTTAGATACGGAGTTCAAAACGCTTCACAAGTGGGAGAAAAACAATCGGACATTAATAATTTTTTAGGGAAGTTCCTTGGAAAAGATGGGACGGTTGAAGATACTAAAGGGTATCATAAGGCTTTATACGCTGGTGCTAATGCTGATAAAATAGCAAGTCACTTTTACGAACAAGGCAAATCAGACGCTATTAGAGATGTAGTAAACAAATCTAATAATGTTTCAACGGAAGCGCGAAAAGCTGCTCCTGTTGAGAGTGCAAGGTTTGGAGCTTATAAAGTTAAGTCAGTTTCTGGAGCGGACTCCAAAAAATTGAAAATTAAAAAGTTTAAAAACACATAACAATGAGTTTATTACCACAATTTGGGACTATTGTCCCATCACAAACGCAATCATTACTTGCGACAAATTACCTACAATGGAACAACAATGGCGGAGCCGCTGGAGTCCCAGGGAACTTTGCTGACTTTGCTCAGCAGTATTTACCAGAAATCTACGAAGCAGAAGTAGAGCGTTATGGAAACAGAACGTTATCTGGATTTTTAAGAATGGTTGGTGCTGAAATGCCAATGACATCTGATCAAGTTATTTGGTCTGAACAAAACCGCCTGCATATATCTTACACAGATGTAGAGCTTGGAGCAGTAGATGGGACTAAGCAAATCGTTGATTTGAATAAC